CCGGTCATACCCGTAGCTCCCGTGGCTCCGTCGATACCCGTAGCTCCCGTGGCTCCGTCGATACCCGTAGCTCCCGTGGCTCCGTCGATACCCGTCGCACCCGTGGCTCCGTCGATACCCGTAGCTCCCGTGGCTCCGTCGATGCCCGTCGCACCCGTGGCTCCGTCGATGCCGGTAGCCCCGTCGATACCCGTCGCACCGTCGATACCCGTCGGTCCAGTCGGACCCCCGGCGGGTCCAGTAGCACCCGTGACACCAACTCCGGTGGCTCCTGTGGCTCCAACAAGGCCATATATGATCGAGTCTGCGTATGAAAAACTCATGTCTACACCCCCATCCACGCAAGTGTCTGTCCTGCCGCCGCCGCAATGACGTAGATTTTCGAGGGGTCATCAACGGGGAGTGTTAAACACCCACCGGGGATAATTGGAAATCCTCCTGTTTTCACATCCGAGTCGGCCGTAACGGTTGCCTTTCCCACGTAGATGATGTCCGTATTAGCGTCCGGTTCCCCTGGCCCTGGCGACCGTACAAGAACTCCTCGGGAACACTTAAAGGACAACGGTGTCAGTTGGACTACTGTAAGTCCAACGGGGGTGTGACCATATACGAGTTCGTCAGTCACAGATGTTTCTTTGGTGATTTCGCTCATTTGTTAGTTCCCCGTATTTTGGCCCTGTCCTCGGACAGGAACTTCTGTTGTTGGCTTAGTGTCCGTGTTCCGACTCGCTTCTTTTTCCGCTGCTGCTTCCGTCGCCGGGCTTGCCGATAAATCTGGGACTCCGCGTGCGGCTGGATTGGCCAGTTTCCCAATTCCCTGTGCCTCGGCGGTGGCAGTAACTCGTTCGATTCTCGACTCTTCAGCTTTGGCTGCTTCTTCCTTGTCGAATCCTAAAGCCATTGATGCCGTCTCTGTTCCGACAAGACCGGCTGTCGAGGCGTCAATTATTGTCTTGGGATCGCTCGTTGTGTAGTTGGCGCGGTCGATCTCGGAGTTGATCTTTGTGATTGTTTCGAGGGATACTTTTCCACCGAGAAGTGACGCTACGATCAGCTTACCGATTTCCTTCTTAACCGTCCGACCGGGAACTGCGTTAATCAACTTCGAGAGTTCCGCTGCTTCCTTGATCCTATCTCCGTCTGTCTTCAAACTGTACCGGTCCGGGTACTTGACAGTGGCAACTTGTTGGAGATTCTTTTTGGAATTCTCGTAAGCTGCCCAATACTTTGCAATCTGTCTCTCGGCGTTTTCAAGAACGAGTCCGATGAACGAAAGACCAGCTTCCAGTCCTTGGTTATCCATCTCTTTTGAGTCGGCCGACGCCCGAGCACCGATATTCGTCACGGCGAGGTTGATTAGCCGACGAATATCAGATTCCAATTTCGTTTGTAACTCCATCGACGCCTTCAACGGTTCTGACGATGGATTGATAAACGCCGGTGCGTCCATACCTGTGCCATAGATACGGCCGTGGCTCACGCCAATCTTCGTGTTCTCTTCTGCCGCACCCTGTCCACCTGACGACGCTGTTCCATCTTCCGTGGCTACTCTCTTTAAGTGTCCGCCTACGGCTCGGAGGTCTCTCTGTTCGACCATGATCGGGAAGTTGGACTTCATGTCGTACGAGACGTTTCCAGACACGAGATTCAACAGCGCGATCTGATAGTAACTGACGTCCTTTAAGAGACTGTCACCAATATCAAGAAGGACAAATGGGATGCTCTGAAGTTGTAGCATCTGTGGGTCTGTCACAGGACTACCTTCTGAGTCGATCATGTTTCCATCGGGGTCGTATAGTTGGACCATGACGTTCTTCGTTACGTCGTCGATCCACATTAGACGATACCGTGTAGCCATCAACGATGGCAAATATGTTCTCTGGTCGTACTCCATCACGGTGTCCCGGAGAAGTATCGACTTAAACTGTGACTTCTGGTCTGGTCCCGACTTTGTCCAGTTCAGAATATCTTCGACACAATACTTGTAGACGTAGGGTTGAACCTCGGGAGCGTCCGCCATCGTCGATGCTTCGTCGATTACCGGTGCGTCCACATACACGCCTACTCGCCCCATCATCAACAGTTCCGTCAGGACTTCCATCCCGATAAAAGCGTTCATTGTCGAGCCGCGTTTATCAACACCGTCACGAAGACCGTCCACAGACTGTTGGTAGGAGTCGCTTCCGCCCCTGCGTAGGATGTCTCTCATCCGCTGGAAGATCGAATTTCTGATGTCATTCAACGCCGCGCGTGCGAACGCCGGGATTGGAGTCATCCGACGTCGCATTTCATAGTCGGTCGGGTCCTCTCGTGTCGAGAACTTCTCTAAGTATGTAGTTCGGAACTCGTCCCCGGCCGAATATACAGCACGCCACAGTTCCCAGTCCGCAGACGAGAATGTCGGATGCCGAGAGTCAACGATATTTACTGGTTCTGCCATTCGTTTCTCTTAATCAACTAGGTCGTCGTTACCTTGTATCCCCGTGGCAAACACGAGTCCGAGTTCTGCATACAAGAGTGAGTGGGCGTAGTGGTCTGGTCCGAGATTCTTGTAAACCATCTGCAAGTTTCCGTGCTGATCCTTGTCGTAAGTGCGAACCATGTTCTTTATGTGTTCAAGGTATTCTTGTGACACATCCGTCGGTAACATGATTCTCGGTGGATCAGATTTGAAACGTCCAAGTGTGCTAGAGAACCAATTTGATCTGTCAACTTGTGCAATCGGTGCAACGTCTTTTTCGACAATCGTCATTTCTCTTGCAGAATTACCGTCTCGATACCGGGTCAACCACACATAACCCCAGAACCTCTTAGCAAAGCGGCGTGCGTCATTTGTGAAGGGGTCGGCGTCAACTACGCACGCGAGGACTTGCCATTCCCGCATGAGTTCATCGAGTCTCTTCCATTCTTCCTCTTCTCCACCAAACTTACCGTACCACAGTAACTTTCCCATCGACGCCGCTACCACATCCGCCACTCGTCCCGGAACAAACCATTCAACAATACTAATGTATCCGATCTTTCCTTGATCGACCCCCATCGTAATGAGTCGCGTTTCTTTTCCCGGCTCTGGTCGCCGGTCATTCGTTGTGTACTTTTTGCGTAGACATCTTTCCAACATGTCGTCGGTTATCTGGGCTCCGTCACCAATGAATGGTTGTCCGATACACGAAGTATTGAAAACTGTTTGTGCTGCTTCGTCTCCAGTGCTCATCAATGACTCAACAGCAAGTTCGGCTGGAGACCGAGTGAAACTGTACATCTGATTGATGGCAAATCCACGTACTCCGTCGTCACAGTTGAAGTTTGTCCGTACCCACTTGCCTTCTGCCAGCCATTCCGCTTTTTCTTTGTGTTCAAGTTTCTGTTTACATTCTTTGCACTTCAGAAACGAGTTCTTACATTTCACGTCGTAGTATGAGTCCCCTGTTATCTCAATACAATCCGGCCACACGAGTTCTGTTATCTTGCCGCAGTGTGGGCACTTAAACATGAAGTGTTCTTGTGTCGAAGTTAGGAACCCTTTATGTATTCCAACATTAGGTAACGTCGGTGTTGAGATAGCCCACACATGCTTCTCAAACTGGCCTGCTAAACGATCCATAGCCAGTCGGACGGCTTTGGGTTCCATTTCATCCATCTCGTCCAGTATCACATCGGACACTGGAATTGACTTCAGATTACTGTCGCCTCTTGATCCCCGGATGTAAAGTGTGTTGGCTCCGGCTCTCTTTATCTCGATTGAATCCGTCTCTGTAAACATCTGTTTCAGATATGGACTCAAGTATAATGCTACATTAAATCGTGACTTGCTGAAGTCGCTGGCGTTCTTCTGTGTCGGGAGTACATACAACACGTCTCGGTGTTCTACATCAAGTACATACAGTGCTCGATTGATTGCGACTTCCGTCACGCCCAACTGTGCAGCTTTCATCGCGTAGTTGAACGGTGCCTTTGAATCGAGAATCTCTCGGACCCACGGGTGAAACTTCCATCCGTACGGACCTGGAATTGGGGGTCCCATCACTCTGCGTCTAGCCGACCACTTGGAACACGTGTTTAACGCACGTGACTTCAAGCCATCTCCGATTTGTAGCCACAGGTCATCTAGTGACGGTCCCATTTAACAGTCCAATACGTTCTCGGTCCTCGCGGACGGCGGTCACTTCCGCCAGTCGGCTCTGAAGTCGTTTTAACTGCTGCACTGGATTACCCGGCAGGTCGAGTGCCACGTATCTGAACAGGAGTTCCAAACTACTTCCACACGACACTAACGCAGCGTTCCACAGTATGTCGCCTTCGACTATCGTTGTTTTGACGACTGTCTTCTTTTCTGGCGGGGGAAGTTTTCCTTGGACTAGGCAGTTTCTACACCGACTTGTTCTGGGAAATCTTGTGGCCATCGCTACCTCGTATTCGGTTCCCGGAATACTCCCTCGGGAGTGTTCTGGGAACCGGCCTCAGTGAGGCTGGTTCAAGTGTGGTTACTTCGTACTCGGTTTCGGCGCGTCCTGAATCATCGACGTGTCTTCAACCTTGATGGAGTCGGCCAACTTCGAGGCGATGAACGCCCTACCTGACTCCGACTTCAGCTTCTCGACGAGAACTTTGTCGAACACGCCTTCCAGTTCATTGAGTACAACGTCGCTACCTGTGGCGACCATGTCGGCCAGCGTCTTGATCTTGGTTGCCATTCCAGCCAAGTCGGTGACGGAGTAAGCAATGAGAAACTCGGGAATCCTGACAAGACCGTACTTGCTGAGAGTGGCGGCGAGATTCGCAGCACTCCGACGGCGTTCGACCAGGACCATGTCCTTTTGGAAGAGCCACTTCGCACCGAGAAAACCGACGAGAGCGAGCAACGCGAGAATCACGACTGTGTTCATGGGAATTAACATTTGAGTATCCTTGTTGTGTTATGAGTTGTTTCTGACGGTCACACTGGGTTCTTAGTGAGTTTTCGCTTTTGCCATGCTTCGGAGTTCCACGAGGACTCCAATACCAGCGGCAACGACAAGCGTCCCAAACATCAGTGCGAGGGGTGGCATGTTTTCGGTCGGGACTTCGGGAGTGTCGAGATCAGGTGCTCCCTCATTATCCAACGGTGGTGCGGGTGGGTCAACTGGCTTCCCGTCTGGGTCGGGGTTGGGTGTCGGTTTCTCGTGATTTCTTCGATACGGTAGAATGTACTTCTTCGGGGCTTGATTGACACCATCCGCAATCGCCGCATACAATCCTGCCGGTGT